TGTTTGATAATTAAATAATGCTTCTAATCTACCTTGAGATATCTCTGCCTGATATGGTGTGTAAGATGTATACCAAGATGGATTTTCTAATACATTTCTTTGTATTACTGGAGGTGTAATTGTACCATAATATCCTTGTCCTATCAAACTTCTCTTTACTTTATTCTTTTCTGCTATCTTTTTTAATTCTGCTAGTGCTTCATACTCACTACAACCATCAGGTAAATTATTATCACCCCTCAGTAATATAGAGTCTGGAACTATGTCTCGAATCAATTCATCTAAACTAGAAAGACTCAGGTCTTCTAACATCTGAGTCTGCTGTTCCTTAGAAGGTCCTATATGTCTTCTGACAAATTCACTAGGAGTCTTCTGACATTTTTGAGAAGTCATTAATTTTTTCAAATTTTAGTGTTCGTAGAAACTTATCTACTAGGATTTCACCCTTATGTGAAATAACAAATACGTTAGTATCTTCTCCAAGACTACGAATAATTTTTAAAAGTTCATTTGTGCCATCAGCATCAAGAGAACTATCAAATACTTCGTCGAGAATAAGAAGATTAGTTGCTACTGAATTCTTCATTCTAGCAACTTCTCTCCAAGTAAACAATAGTGCTAGGTCAATTTTTTGTTTCTCACCTTCAGAAAAAGAAGCGTAAGAAAACTCATCCCTAAAACGACTTTTGATTACTTCTTTGAACTCTTCATCAAGTGTGAAGTTGACAAAGAAGTCCATATTATGAAGATATTTATTGATTAAATTATTGAAGATAGGAACATATTTTTTAATTATCTGACTTTTAATTCCAGAGTCACGAAGTAATTGTGATATGACTTTATACTCATCTAAAGTTTTAGTTACTTCTCCACACTCACTTTGAGTTACTTTGAATGATTCTACAAGTTCTTTTAATGTCTTCTTCTCTTTAGACATGTTAGGAGTGTTTGTTTGTAAGTCTATCAATTCTTTATTAAGTTCTAGATTTTCCATCTCTAAACGAACTATCTCTCTTTCTTGTTGATGAACTTTACTACGAACCTTTGAACATTTATCATCTAATTTATTTGCTTCGTCTATAACTTCTACAGCGTCAGCAATTTGAACTGTTATCTCTTGTAGAGTATTGGATATATCAGTTCCATCTTTTGTTAATTCATTAATTTTTTTCTCTTTAAAAGTTTTCTTAATAGATTGTGTGCAAGTAGGACACTCATCATGACTCTTAAAAAACTTTAAATTTTTACTTGCAATTTTTAATTCAGAATTTACATCTGCTTGTTCTTGTCTTAGTGTACGAACTAATTCTTCTTTATCTACTGTAGATATAACATCCTTTTCTAATAGTTTTAACTCAGCATCATTATCTTCTTTTTCTGCTATACATTGATCTATTTGATCTTGATTAAATTTTATCTTTACTGTCTTCTCTTCTTGTCTAATTTTATTTACTGATGACAATGAACTAATTAATTTTTCTTGAGATTGAACTTTCTCTTCTGCTAATCTTAAAGCATGTTCGCATTCATTATTCTCTGCTAATGCTGTTCTCACTCTGTCTTTCAACAGTGAATTCATGTGTGAGAAGATGTTGATGTCCAATAAATCTTCGATAACTTCTCTCCTGTTAGGTGCGGTGAGTTGCATGAAGGGGACAAAAGTGCTTGATCCAAGTATGACGACTTGGGTAAAGGATTTAAAATTAAGTTTGAGAACTGATTGTTCGAGATACTTTTGTGTGTCTTTGGCAGCAGCATCTTGGTCAACCATCTTATTGTTTTTGTAGACTTCAAATATATTAGGTTTTGCTCCACGGAAGACACGATAGTCATCCCTACCAATGCTAAATGATAATTCAACTTTAAGACCTTTCTCGTTGATACTATTTACCAGTTGACCCCTACTTATCTTTCTAAAAGGTTTATTAAATAATGCGAAACACAAGGCATCTAATAGTGTAGATTTACCTGCACCATTTGCACCTACAATAAGAGTAGATGGGTTTTCGATTAATTCAATTTCAGTCCATTGATCACCAGTGGAAAGAAAATTCTTCCACTTGATATTTTCAAAAACAATCATAAAGGAGGGATTACAAAATCTTCGGGTTCTACTACTGTAAATCTATATCCATAACTATCACAATTAAAGGCAACTACCTCAGGATCTATCTCCATAATCTCTAATTTTTGTGGAGCATCGTTTGCTTCCATTAGAGTAAGGTATCTTTCAGCATCATCTCTTTGGACAAAACATTGTACAGTTTTTCTCTGAGACTTAACATTAGGAAGAGCGAAGACTCCCCCTCTTTTTTTCTCTGTTAGAATGAACATGTTACAACTCCGATGCTTCGATGTATAATGATCTCATTACTGATTTCACGTTACTTTTATTTACCTTTATGTCTATCTCATCTATGTAGGAATCAAGTAGTGTCATAGTGTCTTCGGTTTCCATGACTACCCCATTCTCGATTTCCACACCTAAGTTTTCCACAATTTTTAAGTCTGCAAGACCCATGTCTTGAAGTTGCTTAACTTTATAATCAAACTTAGCGTAGTCACTCTTCTCTTCAACAATGAGTTTTACGAAGGATCCTTCGAGTTCTCTTTGATCTGGTAGTGTAACTCCATTATTATAATACAACTTATAAAAAGTGTCAAAGGGATTTCGGTAAAAAGTAGTTTTGAGAGTCTCTGTATCAAAGACATGGAATCCTCTTTTACATCCATAATCATTCCAGTAAAGTTGATAAGGGTTACCAAGATAGTATATATTATCTGAGTTAGACTTCATATGATAGTGCCCAGTGAACACTTTTGTAAAATGCTTGAAGACTAATGGATCCATTCCATTCTGCATCAGATGACCAGGATGTGCTTCAAATCCATTTAACTCTAAATGTCCCATCAAAACAGGAGCAGTTGATTGAGCAATTTTTAAATTACACTTATCTTTATTTTCATCACATATCCAAGGAAGAAGAAATATATCTGTTCCATCAAAATTTACTGTCGTTGGTTCATCATATATTATAAAATTTTTATAATTAGAAAGAAGTTGTTCTGGTGCATTTACTCTTAGAGTATTCTTATAGTAAATATCGTGGTTGCCAATGAGCATGTGCATTGTACACCCCAATTCTGTGATAGGATCAAACCACATCTCTCTTGATTCATCCAGAGACATAAAGTTTATTGATCTTCTCTTATCGAAAGTATCACCCAAACAGATAATAGTATCAATACCCGATGCTTTTATATAAGGTAAGACTATTCTACTGTAAAATTTTCTGTAGTTATTGATGAAATGTGGGTTGTCGTTACGAACTCCGAAGTGTTGGTCTGTAATTAACAGTATCTTCATCGTTTTGAATTCATTTCAACTTTGTTTTTAATATGATTATACTCGGTTCCACCGTCTCCGTCAACCGTAAAGACATGATCGTAACCAGATTTTTCTAAAATCTTATCTTTGATATCCATCTGACGTTTTTCTTTTGCAATACGTCTTAGGAATGCATAGTAAACTATCTGAGTAAAGTAAGCAAAAGGATTTTTACTCTTGGCAGGATCAAAATTGTCAATGTATTGAATACAGTTTTCTATACCATCACAAACCATATCATCTTTATACATGTAATTGATAAAGTTTGGTCTATACGATAGATGCGTCGCGATTTTTAGGAAACAACCCCCGATATAATTACTGACGCGAGGTTTAGGTAACTGTTTTTCTTTAGCAATATCAACTTTTTCTTTGTATTTGATGATGGCTGCAAGAAATTCTTGGTTATCTACATAATGCTGTTTCTTTTTTGGGGCTGCTTTCATGTAGGTTTATTGTCTAAATGTATTCTATCACAGACTTTAAAATTTGGCAACTTGACAAGACTGCAACTTTGGTGTACACTAACCGTGTAAGGGTTCAAGGGTTAGAAGGTCCTTTCTTCTTGAATAGTTGTTCAAACCTTCTTCTAGCATCATCAATTTTTCCTAGATACCCAACTGTGGTGTCGGGACTTACTTCATTTCTTTCCTTTGCTCTGCCAGGATCCTCAGAATTTATATATGATTCATACAAATATATAACCTCTTTACTCATAGACGCGATTGCTATGATATCTTTTTCTCTAATTATAAAAAAATCTTCATCCGATAACTGCATCCACCTACTAAACCCAATACCACGGGCGAGTTTACCATCAGTAAGTTCTTTGTCGATTGTATGAGTGCAAACGGGATCTTGTAAAAAAATAAGTGTCTCACTTCCTTTGTCACCTAAAGTGCACATTGCTTTACCTAGAACCTGTTCGCCATTGACGAGCTTAAAGACTCCGTAAAATTCTTCTTCGTGTTTTGCAAAGTTAAGTGTCATAAGTTTTTAGTTTTACATCTATGATTTCATAATTGAATTTCTCTTGATTGTAAATTTTCACTCTTTCTATAAGATGATTCAACGTGTAGTTGTTTCCCTTATCAGTTGAAATGTCATCAGCAATATCGTAAAGAGTTGCTTTTGACTTGTTATCACCTTTTCTTAGAACACGTCCTATCGATTGTAGGTTACGAATTCTCGATTTAGAGGGCGATGCGAAGATGACATTATGAAGATTTCTAATGTTAATTCCAGTTGAGAATGTCCCGTAAGAGGCAACAATGATAGCATCAGTTTTTTCCTCAGTAATTTTGCGAATATCTTCGCGTTCTTCTACATCTACCCCACCATGTACAAAGAATACAGGTCGGTCTGTAGAACTATTTATCAGATTGTAAAGGGGGATTCCATGTCGTTCTACAAAGTTGAATAGTATCAAGGTGTTTCCCTTAAGATCTCTTGATAGGTTGCGGATAAACTTATTACGAGATTCATGTTCTACTAAGTATCCTATTTCATCTTGATAGTCTTCAAATATCTTTTCTTGGTGTTTTAATATTATAATTTTTACTTTCAACTTAGCAACGTAACCTTGTTTCATCAATTCATTAGTCTTAGTTACCTGTGAACATCTACCAAATAGTCCTTCTAATACTAATTGATTAACGTCTGCACCATCTAATGTTCCTGTAAAACCTACTCTGTACTTACAATTATGCAATTTTGTCATCAATCTCGTCAGTGACTTTGCTTTAAATTGATGTGCTTCATCACCAATCACAACATCAAATCTTTTAAACCACTTACTATCTTCTTTATATACTGATTGCCATGTAGTAATAACTATGCTATGATCTGTATACTTATCTTGACCACCATAGATTTTATGACAGTCTTTGAGTGGCATCCCACCATACTCTGCAAAGTCTTTATACATTTGTTCTACAAGAGAAGTTGTGGGAACAACTATTAAGATATTTCTTTTTACTCTACTATGAAACTTGACTAATGCATAGATCATCAAGGATTTCCCGCTTGCAGTTGGGGATAATAGGAGTCGTCTGTTGTATCTCAGGGCTTCGTATATTGCTTTATACTGGTAGTCCCTTACGCGAACTGGTAAACGAAGTGACTTCACATATCCAACAATCCCCTCAGGAGTAATAAACTCATTCTGATCTGTGGGATTTCCGAAGTTATCATCTTCCTCAATCTTATAATTATATTTCTTTTCTTCTATCCAATCTACTAGGTAGTCTATAAGACCACAATATATTTCTCCTGTTGCTGGTGAGAATAAACGTATTTTACCATCCCATCCTTTATACCTTTTCGTCTTTTGCATGAACTTTGCAGACTCTACTTCAAAGGTAAAGAAATCTGCTAACTCATAATTTAAACCAGGTTCTGCATCAACCTTAAGATAAACTTCATTCTTTTTACGAATAAGAATGTCTTCCATAGTTCATTAAAATCCACTTTTAAATTTCTCCCAATCTATAGCGTTTTTAATTTGGAAATTCCTATTACTTATTTGTCTAAGAACTCCCTCTAAGAATGAGATCACCTGTTCTATGTAGTCGATTTTGTATTGTAATTTGCAGATGTCATCATCGGATTCCATGAATAAATTTATTTCTTCTTTCGTTGTAAGTTTTAGATCAAATGGGATTTCCTTATACTTATCTGCAGGTGCTTTACCTTTATAATATAACCATTTTTCTCTGAGTAACTTACGCATTTCTATCTCACGTTCCTTTTTCATTAAGGTGTACGTGTTCATAAATTCCATATATCTAAGATGGAGTTGTGGTATCTTCGTTGATTCTTCACAATATAAGTCAGGATCTATCTTACTATCCTTTTTCCACATCTCTTGAAGATTTTCTAAATTCATCTGGGTTCAAATTGGGAAAGATCATATTCAACTTTTGTTTCACCTTTATATTCTTTCTTCTGTGGATGTCCTATTTTTTCTAAGATATCAGCAGGTATTTTTTTCTTAGCAATATCATAAGGTATCGGTGCATTTGCTACACACACTCTAATACATTCCCACTGTTCTTCAGTAAAAAAATTATTATGATACATCATTGTAGATATAATAAAACACCTACAATCCAGATAGCACTAACTATCACAACTATTAATAATGGATTCATAATCCTTGATCCTTAGTTTGATTAAACCACTCTTTCATGCTTGTCTGATATCCAGACTCACGACTAGGAGGTTCTTTTATCCCCTTCATCTTTCTGTAGTCGTTGTGCATCGCTTGGAGTAACCATGCCTGTGCTAGTTGAGTCGGTCCTTCTTTCAACAATCGGATTTGTGATTTCGAGAGACCAGCCTTCATCTCCAAATACTCCTGTCTCCACGATGTGTGGGGTGATTTGTTTGTCATTTTCTTCCCATTCAGAATGAATAGTATTTATCTGACGATCAACGTCGTCCATAGCCATAATTATTTTACCATCAATCCACATTTTATGCAACCATTCAATAAAACCTGTAATTAAATGAGATAACCAAGGAGGTTGTTTCTTTGCCCATCTCTTTGATTTCGTATACCAGTTATCATTACCACCCCAGTGATGTTCAAACTTGTACTCGAATTTCATGTCCTTCTCCTACGTTTTTTTCTTTTAAATAACTTTTGGTAAATGGGTCTTACTATAAACAGATCTAATACCTCAAACAAGAATACAAACCCTAGAAAGGTTACTACACCTGCTATAACAATATATTCAACGATCTTCATTATCATGATTTTCTTCTCTCTGTAGAACCAACATTACGAATTTCATATGAGACATAGTTAAAGGTTGCTGTTGCAATAAAGAAATTATTATCAGTTGATGTTACATCAAATGGTATTGAACTTATTTCAACAGGGAATAAATTTTTAAATATTACATTGAAGTTAGCAATATTATTATTGTTTAATACTTGTAGAGTTGCATCAGAGTATCTTTGATCTGTTCCTTCGTCTAGTGGATCGCTGTATAGTGCTAGTCTATTTGTTTCTATATCATCTGGTGCACCCAAAGCACGCATCCAGTTATGTATTTCCATATAGTTTTTCAAATCTTCATCAACAATAAAATCTATAATTAAACTTCCAAATGACAGATTACCTTCTACAGGAATAGGAACTAAACCTGTTTGAATATTATACTCACCTAAACTAAGTGTAGGTATAGTTGCCTTTTGACATAAGAATGAAGTCTTTCTTGCTTTGTCAAGTACAAACAAAAACCCAATAGGTGACAAGTAGTTCCTATTAGTTAATTGATTTTGATACCAAGTTGACATTAATCTCTTTGCCTCCAGTCGTCGGGTTTCTTGCGGTTAAACCAATCGCTTATGTCATCTGCACTATCGAACCCTGTTCTTTGATCGGATGGGTCGGGTTCGCCTAATCCCATCCTATTCAGAAAATCGTCCGTCCCTCCCTTTTTCATGTCGGGATTGGCTGCTCGTTGTCGTGCCTGTCGCAACCATGTGGCTGCAGTTGTATTTACTTTCGCTAATTTCTGTGCCCAAATCATGTCTTCTAATATGACATCTTCACCATCTACAATCTGTTTACAGACTTTATCGAGTCGAAGTCGGTATTGGGTTGAAAGCATTTTTTATTCGCTGAGTTTGTCGTTTAGTTGATTGAGTTTTGTATACTCTTGATATGCTTTATCTGATCTCTCAGAAAGAATATCTTTAATATCATTTATAATGATATCGTTCTCAACATAGTCGTCAAGGTATTTAAAAATTGCTTCTTGTAGATACCTTTTACGATGCCACTCAGGAGAATATGGTCTATAGTCCATAATGTAATCCATCAGTAATAGTATTTAGACACAAAAAAAGAGGGTCTTTTTGACCCTCCAATTACGCTAGTTTACATTAAAATCTCTCTGCAAATCCGTTTGCAACTACTCGATTCTTGACCCGTATCACAATCTATTATGCATTCGTAGTATTCATTCAGTCTTTCGTCTGTATGATTCCAGGCTGCTAGTTGATTGTATGATTCTATGTTGTGTTGCATAAATTTGCTCCATTCTCGAACTAATAACAAAGATGGTTTGGGTTCATCTTTCTGCTCCTAATTCTACCACTATTTATTATAAGGCACTCAGTTTTATGTGTTGAAAGTAAGAAATATTAATGCCTACGAGTTTATACCTAGGCATAAAAAAAAAGACCCGAAGGCTTACCATAATATAAAAGGAGGGAGGTTGGAATCCTGTATACCAACAAATAACGGGCATTACTACAGTAGTAAAAACGTTATTGCCTGAGACCCGACTGGTTGAGTCGGTTCTACTTTCGTAGCAGCACCACCTGTGTCTCATCACCTTAACTAGCGGTTGCCAGTAAGTTTATTCAGTCACTCCCATGTTGCGTCCAACAAATATAATATA